GAACTTGCTGATCAACCAGTATATGGATTTGATGCATTTGAAGGATTAGCAGACAATGGCAAATGGCGTGGCGGAATAGAACATCAAGATCAGTTTCAGAATGGAGGTGACATTCCATTCTCAGTTCCCTGCAATGGTCGTATTATAAAAGGTTGGTTTGATGAGACACTTCCCGACTTTGACTATGGTAGGTTGCCAGCACGGTTTGTTAACATAGACTGCGATAATTATAATGCCACTGTATGTGTACTTGACAATATTAAATCACATATTGTAACTGATACTGTAATAGCATTAGATGATTACTTTAATGAATATAAGTTCCGTGGTAAATCACAGTTTGGTGCATGGCATGAATTTGTTAAAGAGAATAATATCAAGTATGAATACTTGTACTGCGTTGCTCCGGCAGTAATAATAAAAATACTTTCATGACCTCCAAAACACCTAAAAAGAGCTTGCAAAACAGGTGTTTTTGCAGTATAATGATATATAAGTTTAACAAAGGGAAAATACAACATGACAACTGAACTATTACAAAAACTGTCGGGAATACCTACCCGCACAATTATTAACAACGAAAACAACAATAACAACGAAAACAACAAAAAACAACTTAAAAGTTTGCCACCTGAGCAAATCGATAACATATACCCCTTCAGGGAATCTCTTGAGTCGCTTCGCGAAGAAAGTGGTACTTGTCAAAAGGTAAGTGGTATAGGAGGCTCCGAGGACCCATTACCACCTGAATGGAGATATCTCAAAATTGATCTGTTTGACAATGGAGATGAAAACAAGCAGAATTTACGAGTGGCAGTAAACATACTTCGAGAAGCAGATCAACAGTGGGTGTATGCAAGAGCAAGTATCAATGGGCCGTGGCGTAATGTTAAAAGAAACATGGATCTCAGTAGCAGTCTGGACAGACAACATTATGCATTGCTAAAGAGAATTAGAGATGACATGGTTACTAGTGGATTTGTGCCAATGTGTAGCAAGATGTATCAGAAAGGCAACAGTCGCAAAGGTAAAACTATTCCTTATCTTAGTGTTGCAGTAGCGGCAATGCCTAGAGATGGAGAGTACTTGGTAGTGGTAGTGCGTAAAGATCAGCTGATTACAAGAATGCTAACAAACAATGCAATCAACACTAAACAGAGAGCGGCTGGTGTTATTTCAAGCAGTCAATCAAAACAAACTACAAAATTAAGTTTAGAGAGTTTGGGAATATAAACAGAAACAAATCTATACCATAAATAAAACTAACAAAAGGGAGACTACAATGGCAAAATTTGGATATCTATCAATAAGAAAAATGGAGACTCGTCCAGGCGTAAAATACGCTACCGAGTATTATAAATTGCACAAGACATCAACACAAAAACTAAAAGCACACATTGAACGATGTGCTACAATCTGTGTTGAAGCTGGCACAGATAGTGTTGTGGATGATCATCTTAAAAAAGGAATTGGCAGTCACTACAGAAAAGATGGTACTGCCTATACAACCTATGATGTGTTAACAGATGCACTCTCACAATTGATAGCAGGCAAGGACATGCCCAAAGCAATGATCAACAGATGGAACAAAGTGTTTGGCAACACAGAGTACTCTATTGAAATGGTGCTAGAAGCAGACATGCCTAGCCACAATCTATTGGATCAACTGTTCTCATGAGTGTGATTAGAAATGGCAAACCAATAGGGTCACGACCAGGTCCTAGACCTCACACATGGGTCAGTGGACCAGACCCTGTTATGCACGAGAAACACAAAAGATATAGACAACAGAAAAATCAAGCACAGTGGCGTGGAGAAACTTGGTTACTCACTTTTGAAACATGGTGCATGCTTTGGGGCGAACTATATGATCAGAGAGGCAGAACACAAGAGTGCTACTGCCTTACCAGAATAGACTATGCAGATGACTGGGTCTTGCACAACATACAAGTGATAACAAGAAAACAACACTCAAGCGAGAACAGAATGAAAGGACTAGCAATAAAATGAGATTTCACCATCTAGCGATACCACACACTGTTACACATCCTGACTATGTGGCATGTGCCTACACACAAAAGGTGTTAAAGTTTGCATCAATGATGCACAACAGAGGACATGAAGTATATCACTATGGACATGAGCGTAGTGAAGTAGAATGCACAGAACATATCTCAGTAACTGATGATGAGACATTGGAAACTGCTTATGGTTCACATGACTGGCGTAGACATCAGTTTGTTCACAACACAGGTGATCATGCCAATCAAACATTCATAGCTAGAGCCGTGCCTGAAGTGTTATTGAGATCAGAGCCAGGAGACTTCTTGCTTTGCAATTGGGGTATTGGACATCAGGCTATTGCTGAAAGAGTTGAATCATCAGGAGTAATAGCAGTTGAACCTGGCATTGGCTACACATCAGGACAGTTTGCTCGTTGGAGAGCATTTGAATCACATGCAGTGAGAAATGTTTCATATGGAGCAGGTGGACAGGATTGGTATGCAAGAGTTATACCAAACTACTTTGACAGAAGAGACTTTGAATTTTCAAGAGTAAAACAACCTTGGTGTTTGTACTTGGGTAGAGTAACAGAACTCAAAGGCATAAGTGTTGCAGTTCAAGCAACCAAAGCCGCAGGCATGAAACTAAAGATAGCAGGACAAGGCAGTCTATTGGATCTGGGCTATGAAACTATACCTGATCATGTTGAAGAACTAGGCTATGCAGACACTGCAATGAGAAAACAATTGATGAGAGATGCAAGATGTTTGATCATTGCCAGTTCATACTTGGAACCATTTGGTGGTGTACAGTGTGAAGCATTGCTCAGTGGAACACCTGTGATAGCTCCTCACTTTGGTGCATTTGCAGAAGTACAAGTGCATGGTGAAACTGGATACCTCTGTCACACACTGCAAGACTATGTGGATGGTATCTCTAATGCACATCTTATTCAACCTAGTGCTTGTGAGGCAAGAGGCAGTAAATATCTATTTGATGCAGTTGCACCTGAGTTTGAAAGTTGGTTTGAAAACATTTCAAAGGTGTACACAGGCAAAGGCTGGAACAGTTTAACCACAGATAACCTAATAACCATCAACACCGGGGGATAAAAGATGGCAGAAGACAGCACACTAAAGTTTGATTACGAACTTATAGATCATGAAGAGTATCCATTTGCTGAAAGACTGGCAGTGTGGATCAAGTTTCACCTAGGTGGACCAGTGATGGACATAGGTGCTGGCACTGGTTGTTATGTAAAAGCCTGCAGAGATGTTGGCTTAGGTGCACAGGGCATAGACACAGAACCATATCCACTTAGACCGGAATGTGTTATCACTGCTGACCTGTTTGAGTTTAAGAGTGAATCACCAGTTGTGATGTGCATTGAAGTTGCAGAACACATTGCAGAAGAACACAATGAACAAATAGTAGAAGTGTTGTGGAACAGTGTAACTCCAGGAGGTACTGTTATCTTTAGTGCCGCACATCCTGGACAAGGCGGAGTAGGACACATCAATTGTCAAACCAGAGAATACTGGAGACAACTGAGTTACAATCATGGCTTTGTGAGCAGACCCTATCTAGAGAACAATCTAGTAAACTATTCAGTAAGTGGCTACCACATGGGATGGTTCCCAAAGAACTGTCAAATATGGCACAGACCTGAAAAGCCACCAGTAGAACAACTTATGCGAGATCTAGACTGGCTAATCCGCACAACTAAGTAACACACAGGAGACAAAGATGAATAAAAGAGAACTAGAAAGACAAAAGGTCATAGAGAGATTGACTGCAAGAGGCGAAATGTCTTGGCAACGAGATCAAGCCGCAGGCATAGTTAAGCCCGAGCCAAAAGCAGAACCGTTTGTAGAAGATGGGAGTACCATACCTGATGAAGAAATGGATTAAACAAACCTGGGAACAGTTTGTATCATGGGTTATCAATTTTGTATTGCCCAAAGACGAACCAAAAACAAAACCTAAAACACGGAAAAAGAAAAAGCTATAACATACTATCACAGAGGATAGGCGAAGTCATATAGGAGAATCGAGATGACTGATCAAATAGAATCACAAGCGAACTACAGAGCTGACACAAAAAAAAGCAAGCCTGGACCAGACCCAACAAAAAAGAAACAAGGCACAAAGATTGTGGAAGGACCAGTGGTAGGCAGAGACCGAATAGTTGTGCCACCAGAAGAAGTATTCAAATTGGCCGCTATTGGTTGTAAGGATCATGAGATAGCCGATTGGTTTGGAATCAAAAATGACACACTCAGATACAATTTCACGGCGCAACTTGTAAAAGGCCGTGAATCAATGAAACAGAGTCTCAGGCGCAAGCAATTGGAAGTAGCCTACACTGGCAATGCAGTTATGCTGATATGGCTAGGTAAGAATCTACTTGGACAAACTGATTCAGGAACAGACGCAAGCAACAGTGAACCTTTACCTTGGAACGATTAGAATTTGCCACTTAGTGAACCACAACAGGCTATTGCCCAAGCAGATGAAAGATTCAGAGTTGCAATCTGTGGAAGAAGATTTGGCAAAACCTATTTGGCCATGCGAGAGCTGGCGAGGTTCGCAAGAATACCCCAATCAAGGTGCTGGTTCATAGCTCCTACCAGAGCACAAGGCAAAGGCATTGTGTGGCAGGAACTCAAAGACCGATTGCACGACCTAAACTGGATAACCAAAACCAATGAATCTGAATTGAAGTTGAGTTTGGTTAACGGTAGTGAAATACAAATCATGAGTGCAGATGCTTATGAACGCACTCGAGGATACAGTGTGGACTTCATAGTATATGATGAGTTTGCAGATATGGATCCAGACATCTGGACTGCAACCAGACCAACACTGGCGGATCGTCAAGGCTCGGCTCTGTTCATTGGAACACCAAAAGGTATTCACAATTGGTCAAAGTCAATCTATGACATGCATCTTGATAACTCAAACTGGCATAGCTTTCAGTACACCACCTTGGATGGTGGCAGAGTACCAGAGGAAGAAGTAGAAGCTGCCAAATCAGAAATGGATGAGCGACTGTTCCAACAGGAGTTCCTTGCCACATTCCAAGATGCTGGTTCAAGAGTGTTCTACAGTTTCACAGACGAGAATATTCAAGCCTATACAGGAGCACAACCTCAACAGTTGTTTATAGGAATGGACTTCAACATCAATCCCATGAGTGCCACAGTGGGCGTGAGAACAGATGTAAACACCTTACACATCATAGATGAAATAAGAATGTTTGGATCTAACACAGATGAAATGGTAAATGAGATTCGATCAAGATACAGTTACCTACAGGCAAACAGAATATGGATCTATCCTGATCCTGCATCACGGCAACGCAAGACATCAGCAGGTGGCAGAACTGATCTATCAATACTACAGAACGCAGGCTTCACAGTGAAGTGTCCCAACTCACATGACAGTGTTAGAGATTCAATCAACAGTGTAAACTCAAGACTGAGAACAGCTAATAAACAACTATACTTGCTGATTGACAACAAGTGTAAATACACCGTAGAGAGTTTGGAACGCCACAGTTACCGACCTGGCACCAATCAGCCAGACAAGGAGAGTGGCACAGATCATATGAGTGATGCTTTGAGATATTGTGTACATTACATTTGGCCAGTAAAGAGCGACACACCAATACCACCTCCAGGACGCTGGGGGCATAAAATAGGAAACCCAACATGACAACAATCGTACAAGAGATAGAGAACCAAACTGATAGTGTGCTCACCTCTAATCAATTATATAGAGACTACAAGGACCAATGGCAATACCTATTGGAATCATACCTTGGAGGCAATGCCTACAGAGAAGGCAGTCATCTAACTCGTTACCAAACTGAAAGTGGTGGTGAGTATCTAGCAAGAACCAGAAGCACCTACCTAGACAATCATTGTCAATCAGTGGTAAGTGTTTACAACAGTTTCTTGTTCCGTGAAGAACCCAGACGAGACTTTGCCGTATGGGGCGAACGAGAGGATGTGAACAGTTTCCTACAGGACTGTGATTATGATGACAGAAGTCTAGATGCATTCATGAAGGATGTATCAACATGGAGCAGTGTGTTCGGACACTGTTGGATTATCATGACCAAGCCCAGCATTGGTGCAGTCACAGTTGCTGATGAAGTAGCCGCAGAAGTTAGACCCTACCTCAACCTAATCACACCATTGGTATGTTTGGATTGGAGATACTCAAGAGGCATCAATGGTAGATACAGTCTTTCATATTTGAAATACATTGAAGAGATCAACGGCAATCAAAAAACTGTTAAGATATGGACACCTGAATATGTTAGAACAACATCTGTGGACATTGATGATGCTGGCGTTGAAGAAACAGTTGTGGAAGACATAGTTGAAGAAAACGGATTGGGTACGATCCCAGCCGTGTTAGCCTACAACAGAAGAAGCATGTTCAAAGGCATTGGCGTTAGTGACATAGCAGACATTGCTGATGCACAAAGAGCAATATACAATTGCAACAGTGAAATAGAACAATCAGTTAGATTAGACTCACATCCTAGTTTGGTATTGACACCAGACACTCAAGCAGGTATTGGTGCTGGATCATTTATCCACATGCCAGAAAACCTAGACCCAGGATTGAAACCATATGTGTTGGACTTTGATGGTGCCAACATTCCCAACATACTACAAAACATAAGTGGTATCACAGAGTCAATAGACAAGATGGCAAACACTGGTGGAGTTAGAGCTACTGAATCAAGAACACTATCTGGTGTGGCATTGGAAACAGAATTTCAATTGCTCAACAGTAGACTGGCAGAGAAGAGTTCAAACCTAGAACTTGCTGAAGAACATCTTTGGAAACTGTATGCTCAGTATCAAGACCTACAAGGCAAGCCAGACATTGACTATCCAGGTTCATTCAACATAAGAGACAATCAAGGTGCTATGGAACAATTGGTAAAGGCAAAATCAATTGCAGTAGATCCTGCCATACATCAAATCATTGACAGAGAACTAATGGAACTGCTTGGTGAAGATCCTGAAGATGTTGATGCAGTTATGGAACATCCAACACTAGAGGCGGCAGAAAAGACACCACACATTCAGCAGATGATTATGGAAGGCTATACGGATCAGGGCATACTTGATCTACATCCAGAAGTCACCGCACAGGATATTCAAACTGCAAAGACTCAGTTGATAGAACAGGGAGATGTATAATTCCAAAACTTAATAAAGGAGCTGAACTATGGCGATGAAACGCGGTGGTAAGAAAAAGAAAACAAGACGCGGATAACCTTGTGTGGCATGCTTACTTTGAGAACATACGGGCCGTATGTCCTTGGAGTTGGAGTGCTTGGCAAAGAAGTCTAGTGAGCATTGAACCGTGGCGAGGCAAACCTGTGAAACTTGAACCATTTGAAGCTAGGGTGTACATTCATCCACATGCAAGTTCAAGAAGACTTGATAGACTGTGCAACAGGTTCAATCTAGTGCAACCAGAAGACGAGTTCTTGTGGAGTCATCCTGAACATGGTGGATCAAGCACACCAGTACCCGTGATAATTCAACAAGATAGACAGTATTTGAACAGTCTGAGAACTGTCGCTAAATAACATAACATAAACTCCAGAGGAGGCGAGGTTTACAATGGACCATCCAGAAGCATTGGCAACAGAAGAAACAACCGCAACTGATGCGGCAATAGACAACAATCTAGAAGAAAATCAGGCACCGGCAACCACAAAAACCTATAGTCAAACAGAAGTCGACAACATGATGGCTCGCATGAGAGGATCATTGCAGAAAAAATTGTTGAAGCCTTATGAAGACTTGGGAGATCCAGAAGAGCTCCGTAACCTCAAAGCTGAGGCACAACAAAGAGCAGAAGAACAAGCTCTCAAACGAGGCGAGTTCGAGAAAACACTTCAGGAAAAGATGGCTGCCAAAGACGCTGAGATCACAAAGCGAGATCAGGTTATTCGTGAGTACAAAGTCAACTCACCATTGCTCAATGCTGCCGCACAATATGGCAGTGTGAATCCAGAGCAAGTACGAACACTACTCAACAGAAGTGTAGTACTAAGCGATGAAGGAGACACACAGGTATTGAACACAGATGGTACAGTTAGATATACAGACTCAGGAAAACCTTTTGCAGTCGACGAATTGGTAAAAGAATTCCTAGATAGCAATCCTCACTTTAAGGGTGCGAAGCCTGCTACTACAAATGGTAAGAGCAGTTTTTCAGACTCTGGTCAAAGCACAAAAATAGACATAACCAAATTGGATATGTCAAATTCAAAGCACCGTAAGCAGTACGCAGAATATCGTAAGGCAAACGGGCTAGCCAGATAATCTTAAAAGGAGAAAAAAAATGGCAGGTTCAACAACCGCAACCCTAAATGACCTACTACCTGAGATTGTAGCAGAAGCAATGTTTGTTGCTCAAGAACGCTCAATCATGCGTGGTATTGTCAAGAACTACAACATTGGTCCAGCACAAGGTAAAACTATTACTGTTCCTATCTACCCAGCACAAACAGCCGCAGCAGTTACAGAAGGTGATTCAGTATCTGACACAGTGGTTTCAACTAATGGTGTTACACTAACAGTTGGCACAGTTGGTATTAGAACATTGGTAAGTGACTTAGCATTAAACAGTGCCGCTTCAAATGTAACTGCTGACTTAGGTAAATTGTTTGGTGAAGCTATTGCAACTAAAGTAGACACAGACTTATGTGCTTTACTTGGTAGCTTTGCAAATGTTACTGGTGGTGCCGCAATTACTGCGACAGCCGCTCTTGTAGCTCAAGCAGCCGCATTACTAAGAGGAAGAAAAGTTCCTACAAGTGATACTGCTATTGTGTTACATCCATACATTGCATATGATCTTAAATCATCAATCACAAATGCTTGGCAGAACCCACTAGGTGACTATGCTAACGAAGCAATGCGTGAAGGATACTTAGGTATGCTTTTTGGTATTCCAGTGTTTGAAAATGCAAACATTGTAGACACTGCTGGTGATAGCTCAGGCGCTATATTCCACAGAGAAGCACTTGGTTTAGCTATGATGGGTGAAATGAGCATCGAAACTCAGCGTGATGCAAGTCGTATCGGTACAGATATTGTTGCTTCAATGCAGTATGGTGTTGGTGAGATATTTGACGCATATGGTCAGACATTATCTTTTGACAGTTCGATTGTTTAATCAGTAAAGGAATCGAGTTATGGCTTTCATAATATCAAATGGTGTAGTACTCAGCTTCGCAGAATACGGAGATGTTACTGATCGCGATCAGCGGCTTTTTGAATCGAATGAGGGTCTAACTATTGATGTGGTTGAGGATCTATTGATCCGCAGTACAGAACGAATTCTAGAACAATTCAGAGCTACCAACTGGTGGGAAAGCTATTATATTAGCCAGAGCACATCAGTTTCAATCCGCACTAGAGCAGACATTCCTGCTCTGGATGCATCATTGATCCAAGCAAGACTAAAAGACTTCACGGATCTTTGTGTATTTCATAGCATGTATTATTATATTTGTCCTATGATTGCGGACTTTGGTAGCGATGAATCAGCTGAAAGAAGCAAGATGGCATATTATCAATTAAAGTATGATGAGATGTTTAACGAGCTTATATCAGCTGGGGATTGGTACAACTTCAACAATGATGCCACAGGTATCACTAGCGAAGAGAAGCAACCCGGATTCGTAAATCTGAGGAGATATAGATAATGAGAGACACACTCTTAACATTTCTTACAACGGCAATTACTGGTACTGACTTTTCAGTTACTCAGGAATTGCCATACAACGGAGACGGTGCACCACTGTTTCTCAAGAACTTGAAGAAAGTGTATGTTGATCAAGATCAAACCTCACAAGACCCTTTACTCGATGTACTAGACGCTAGCGGTCAAGTGGTAGCAGAAACTGTTACCAATACTGTTACTGTCGTTGTAGATGCAAAAGTACTACCATCGGGATATGCAACCTTGGTTAGTCAAATTAAAAGTGCTAGGCTCGACCCTGCCATCACAGGCTTTCAACAGAAGTCAACTGATGTGTCAACCGAGTATAATACTGATCGTTTGGTTACTGAGTTTGTATTCAATTTTACTAAACTAATAGTAAACTAACTAGTCAAAAATAAGGAAACAAAAAATGGCTTATATCTATCCAGCTCCAGGTGTTACAGGTTCAGAGGTTACTCTGACACTGACTGACACCTCGGCTTCACCATTAACTGGAAATCTTGTATTGGCAGCACTACAAGATGTAACAGTTAACAACGCTAACGATGTGTTCACCTGGACACAATTGGACGAAACAGCGAAACTACAGGTTGCTACAACATCAACAAACAGTTTGGCAATGAATATCGTGCTTAACCAGACAACATTCTTTGGAGCTCCGGCAACCAATCCGAGTGTTACAATGGCTGACGCAGGAATCATTGGACTGTCAACTCAAAAGGTTCTTGTTGATTTTGATCTGTTTCTTGGTAAAACAGACGGCGGCGCAGGCGGAACAACAATGAGTGGCAAAGGCTACATCACTGGTCTTGCACCAACTGTATCAGCAGACGCACCTGTTTGGGTATCACCGATCACTATCACAGTGGACGGCGAATACACAATAACACAATAAAGGAATAGGGCACTGGCAACAGTGCCCTAATCACACAATGGACTTGATAGATAAAACCAAAGAAGAAGATTTGCTCACAACTATGATCAAGGAGGCTGCCAAAGCCAAGAATGAGATAGCATGTGCAAATAGAGATGTAGAGAAAGCCCAAAACAGATTGGGTTTTGTACTATTGTTGCTTAACAGATTAACGGAGAGAAAACATGCAACTGAAAGACCTAGCCAAAGAACCACAACTGATTAAGATCAGTTTAGACGACGAAGACACTGTAAAAGAATATGGTGAGCCTGTTGAATTCTACACATGGGATAGACAACCTATGAGTGTGTATCTCAAGATGGCACAGATTGATTCAAACAACACTAGTGAGATATTCGAAACACTTAAGAACCTAATCCTTGATGAGGATGGTAAAAGTGTGTTGGAAGAAAACACTGGATTGCCAGCAGCCGTAATGATCAAGGTATTGAATACAGTTGTTGAAACACTGGGAAAGTAACTGGCAGAGAGTTAAATCCTGACAGTCCCGACCTCATGCGTTGTCTTATTCTTGATGGCATAGGACAACGCTACGGCTGTCTGCCGAGCACTGTATTGGGTGAATCAGATACCTTGGATCTCTTGGTACTTGATGTAGCACGATCATGGGAAAACTATCAACAAAATAAGCACAAAGCACAAGCAGAAGGCAAACCACAAGAGCACCAAATTCCAGTAAATACACTTGAAGAGATGATGCAGAGGGTTCAAGATCGATGACAGTTCGGAAGACCAAAGATACAATGACAGCCAGTCTGGAAAGATTGAATCGACAGATTCCTAAGATTGTGGATGAGGCGTACAAACATTTTGTTCGGATAACACCACGCCGTAGTGGCAACGCCCGCAGACGAACACTCAAGAAGCGTAACCAAATTCAGTTGCGATATCCTTATGCAAAAAGATTGGACACTGGTTGGAGTAAACAAGCTCCAGACGGAATGAGTGATCCAACACTTGACTATCTCAAAAGAAATAAAAAAAGATTGTTGAGGAAATAGCATGGCAGATCTAAATTACACTGTTGGCGTTAGCACAACTAGAGCACAACAGAGTCTAAAAAAATTACAAGCAAACACAAAGAATCTAGGCGATAGTCTTAACGGTTTACAAACCATTATTGGTTCAATAGCAATTGGTGCACTGGTAAGAAATATACTGCTTGGTGCTGATGCAATGGTTAACATGAGCAAGGCTACGGATATATCAGTAGCGGCAATCACTGCATTCTCACAGGCAATGGCACAAACTGGTGGTACTGCTGACAGAGCAAGAGATGCCATAAGTGACTTAACAAAGAACCTAGGTGAAGCCGCAAGAGGCTCAGCTGAACTACAAGAGAGCTTTAGACAAGCTGGTGTAGGCTTAGAAGATCTTAGAAGACTATCAACAGAAGATGTATTCAGAGCAGTACTTGAAGGCTTAACCAAGATACCTGATGCGGCCACTAGATCAAGTGTGGCAATGAAGATACTTGGTGAATCAGTCAAAGGTGTTGATCTTAAATCACTAAATGAACAATTTGGAATTACAGAATCAGAAGTTGGTCCATATGCTGATTCAATAAAGAGTGCCGCAGAAGCAAACAAGGCACTGAGTGTTAACATAGCAAACTTTCAACTGGCACTTACCTCAGTCCTAGAACCATTAAACAAAATAGCCGCAAGCATCAACATCAGTGTTGAAGGCTTCAAAAGTTTCATAAGGATCATTGCAGGCTTAGGTGCTGGTATATTCATACTAACCAAAGGACTTAATGGTCTAGGTGGTCTATTCAATATAATATCAAAAGGCACTAGATCAAGTGCTGGTGGCTTCTTTGGTATGGGAGCCGCAGTTAAAGGACTGAGTGGTGATCTTGGAGGAGCAACCAACAGTCTCGGTAGATTTATAAAAGGACAATCCAAACTAGGCACAACCATTAAAGGTGTTACATTTGGTATAGCCAGATTTGGTATTAGGTTCCTTGGTATTGCAGGCATACTGATAGCAGTTGCAGATGCAGCCAATCTGTTGGTAAAAGCACTCACAGGATTTGACACGCTGGAGTTTATCACAGACAAGATAGGCGCTGGATGGGATTATGTAAAAGAGAAACTGGGCTTTGCCAAAGAAGAAGTCAAAGAAGTCAACAAAGAAATAAAGAAGAGTGCTGATGCTACTCGTAATGTTGTTACCGAAACTGAAAAGCAAAAAGACTCAGTAAGAAAAGTCAAAGATGCCGCTATTGAATTGCTTAAAGCAACCAACAGTATGGTTGAAGGCTACAAGAAGTCAAACGAAGAAATCATTACAAGTCTCAAACTTGAAAGAGACAGGATTGGACTTAATTCAGAACAGATCAAGTATCTAGAGAGTGTTAGCAGTTTCCAAAAACAACATGCTGATCAACTGGATGCACTAAGACTCAAAGCCAAAGAACAGAATCAAGAAACTGGTGCTGGTAAAAAGAACTATGAAGAGATTCAAAAGCAGATTGCCATACTCACAGAGAAACATCAAGAACAACTGCCTGTTGTCAAACAGATAAGTGCAGAGATCCGTGATGAAACAAGGGCACTTGAAAAGGCTGCAGAAGCGGCAAGATTATTAGAAGAGCAAACAAAGAAGATTGCTGATGCAGTTGAAAGAGCAAGTGAGAGTGCCAAAGACTTCTCAAGGAAGATGTCTGACGCAACTAGAGATGCACAAAACGATTTGGCAATGCTCAACATGGGCGAGCTTGAGAAGTCAATCTTCAAAATCAAAACAGGCATATCACAGGATGTTACCAATGAAGTTAGAAGACTACAAGAAGTAATTGCCAAAACTGGAGATCCAGATGGGCAGATAGCGGCTTCAATAGAAAACATAAAACGAGCAGGTAAAGAAGCAATAGATGCACAATCAACATTGGCGTCACAGAGTTACAACTATCAAAGAACATTCGCTCATGGTTGGAGCAAGGCATTCAGAGACTACAAGGATGATGCAACCAATGCTTCAAAACAAGCAGAGAGAGTGTTCTCCAAAGCAACCAAAGGCATGGAAGACTCAATAGTAGGATTTGCCAAAACAGGTAAGTTTGAATGGAAAGGCTTTGTCAGTTCAATATTAGAAGAACTATTAAGAGCACAAATTCAACAGACTATTGCACAGATCTTTGGAGCCGCATCACCAGGCAGTCTATTTGGTGGCGGAGGTTCTAGCTCTGGTGGTGGTGGCGGAGGTGGCGGCATGGGTTCACTGGTAAGTGGCATTGGCAATATGTTTGGTGGTTCAAGTTCACCCAGCAAGGGTTCAAGCGGTGGTGGACTAGACTCAATAATTGGTTCAATTGGCAGTTTGTTTGGAGGCAGTTCCGGCGGTAGCAGTAGCAGTGGTGGAGGCTTCTTAGACTCAATTGGCAGTGGTATATCAAGTGCAGTTAGTGGAGTAGGCAAGTTCTTCTCCGGCTTCTTTGCAAATGGCGGAATGATTCCTGCAGGTGGTTATGGTATAGTTGGAGAGCGAGGACCTGAAATGGTAAGCGGACCAGCAATGGTAACACCAATGTCAGGAGGACAAACAATCAATTACAATATCAATGCAGTTGATGCTCAGAGCTTTGCCGCATTGGTAGCTAGAGATCCTGGATTGATATACGCAGTTACAGAACAAGGCCGTCGTAGCATGGCAACAAGGAGATAGGCGGATGAGCTTTCAATGGATATTTGATAACGCACAATCAATCAGTATTAATCAAAGAGGTGTGACAGCAAGTACCACATCAAGAGATGGTACAGTGCGAGCAACTTCAAGAGGTGGACAAGTTTGGCGCTTTGAAGTTACACCACCCAATGGTCCCAAGTGGAGCGAATACAAAGGCTTAATTGCCACTGCAGAAGTATTAGGCAAATACACAACTGCAAACATTCAATTCAATGCCGCAGGTTATGTGAACTACCTAATGACATATCAAGGCAATGCCGCAGATAAAACTGCTATCACTGCTAGTTGGACCACAGGCAATACAATTACACTAACAGGTGGACAAGCAACTTCAGGTTTCAATTTCAAAGCTGGTGATGTAATACAGTTGGGTTCAACAGGTAAATGTTACACAGTCAGTGCTGATGTTGCTTTTGGTAGTAACACAGTTACACTCAGCAGACCCTTGTTGGATGCCGCAGGTACCAATGTTACATTGCGTGTGGCAGAGAACTGTGTGTGGACTGTGATATGCACAGACTTTCCGGATTGGACCATATTCCAAAGGGATCAAATAAGTTGGAGTGGACCCTTTGTATTCTATGAGAGTTTGGTATAATGGCATATGACACCCAGGTAGCCCTTAGAAGCAACACATTCATTGAGATAGGTGTTAATCCTTCATTAACACTCACATTCTCAGACTATTTCAAAGCATACACCTTTGGTTCTGTAACCTTCACAGGATTAGGCAGTCTATTGAGTGTTACCAATCAAGCCAGTGAAATCCGTGCAAGTGGCAAAGAGATTATTATCACATTATCAGGTATTCCAGATAGTTCAATGCAATCAGTATTGAGTGTGGACTACAGAGGAAGTAGTGTTCGAATATACAGAGGTGTGTTTGATGTTACCACAGGTGAACTAGTGGTAACTGCAGGTGTAACCAATCCAGCACAGGAATTCAGAGGCATGATAACAAACTATGGACTTAGTGAAGATCACGACCATCCTTCATTGAGTAGTTCAAATACCATAGTGTTCACTGTGGCAAGTGAAGTTGGTTTGCTCAACAACAAAACCACAGGAAGAAGAACCAATCCAACAGATCAAAGAAGATTCTATCCTACTGATCCTAGTATGGATAGGGTGCCCAATCTAATGCGTAGTCAATTCAACTTCGGAGCCCCTTCATGAGTTGGTTAAACGACATTGTTGGCAATGCCGGTAGCATTATTAAAAGTGTTGGTGGCTTTCTAGGATCAAACTCCATTGGAGCAAGTGTTGCCAAAACTGCATTGATGGGCTTTGCCTTAAACAAAGTCACTTCAATGATGAGCAAAGAAAACGATGCACAAAGAGCCGCTATCAAAACCACAATGGTTGATCCAGGAGTGGCAGTACAAGTTACACCAGATACTGAACACAGATTGCCAGTGTTGTATGGACAAGCCACACTAGGTGGTGTTGTCACTGATGCTTGGCTCACAGACAACAATCAAACCATGTACTTCTGTGTTGCAATTGCTGAACAAACAGGCAACTTGTTGAGCACCAGTTCAGCCAGTTCATATGTGTTCAATGATATCTACTACAATGATCAAAGATTGGTATTTCAATCAGGTGGTACTGATGCAGACTATGGCATTGACAGAGAAGGCAACAGAGATGAATCAGTAAAGGATCTAGTTGAAGTCTATTGCTTTGCTGGCAGTTCAACTGCACCTGTTGTTCCAGAATACTACACCAATGCAGGATTAGCCAATGCTTACAATATCATGCCAAACTGGGGTGCAACCTTTACCATGAGCAACACATTGTTTGCAATTGTCAAAGTTACCTACAGTAGAGACAAAGGTGTAACTGGTGTACCAAACATGATGTTTACAATAACAAACTCAATGAAACTGCCTGGAGATTGTTTGTATGATTACATGACAAACACTCGCTATGGAGCAGGGATAGCCAGTACAGATATAGGAGCATAAACAATGGGCTCACTAGCAGATCTAAACACATACAGTGCAACCACTGTGACTTTTACCACAACAGACCTTGACATATCAATTGATACTGGTGTGGCATTCAATGTGCCTTACATAACCTATGACCTAGCAAAGACAATTGGTTCAAGTGCAACTGCTGGAGCACTAATAGATATCACACATCCAAACTGCACTGTGGCATTTCCAAACATAGCCAATGCAACCAACACACTAACAGTTACCACAGTGAGTAGCACAAACACAACCATATCAGGTATGAAAACATTTCAAGATTGGACCAGCAGTTTCTCTGTTGCCACTTGCAGTGCCGCAAGTACCACAATAACAAATGTGTTCAAGGATGTTGGTGCGACTGCTGACTTCACCCTGGTGGTAAATGCCACATGAGTACTCTTGCTGAACTAAACACCTACAGTGCAACCTCCGTAGTTGCCACTGCAACTGCAACTGCCACATTCAGCAAAGGCAGAAAGAATACTGTTCCGGTGTCAACATGGGATGTCGCCAAAGAACTAGGCACACTAGGATCAACAGGCACACTCACAGTCAACCATGTGTTTCTCACAGGCTATACCAGTTATACCTACCGCGACATAGTGTTGAATACCGCAGTAACACCAGACAACACTGTAACACTAACCGCAGTAAGTGGCACAGAGTATACCATAACAGGAATAAGCACACAAAGTGATTATCTATATGGTAGTGTGCTAATGGACATGTCTGAGGACTGCACAATCAGTGCAAGCAATCCAGATATAACATTAAGAACAACCATTACCAGTAGTGCTAGTTCAAGAACATTTGTTATCAACACAACCATCACTGTGGTAGACAATCCACAACTGTTACCACCACAAGGTGACTTGCCTAATATTGTATTCACTGCTGATGCAACTGTTGCCATAGGAACACTTACACCAAAAATATTTGACAGTGTTAGATCACAACAGATACCAGAACAGTATGGTATTAGAAAACAGTTTGATCTAGATGGCGGCGGGGACAGTTCAATAGCAACTGCCGCTTCATATTTTGGCACAAAAGGATTAAGCATACTTGGCACAGGATCAATTGGTGCAGTATACACAACACCAATTAGTCTAGATAGTGACTTTACCATAGAAGTTTGGTGGAAGAGAATAACCTCTGGTTCAACTCCTTATACTGGCCCAGCATATCATTATCTTGGATTAACTACAGATTTAGCCACCGACACTAATATAGCCGCTAATACCGTTACTGTTTTCGTAGGACCTACGCCTCCTAACATTGCATATGGATCAACAAGGATAACTGCTAACAAATTTGGTATTGCGAGCAGTAATGGCACAGGTACCGCCCCAGCAGATTCTGTTGGCGTTAATGTATTTCAAGCGGATACCTGGCAACACTATGCCATCTGGAGAAAAGATGGTTTGATTAGACACTCATTGAATGGTCAAATTATGACTGTGGACGGTCTAGGTAATACCAGCAAATCAGATACGCAAACTTTTACTATTCCTGGTATTTCGTTAGGACAAGGTGGTAATGGGCTTGATGTCTATTTTGATGATTATAGATTGAGTAATGTGGCGAGATACGGAACCACAAACTTTACACCAACACCAGATACTTTTAGCAAAGATGCATCAACACAGTGTCTGCTAAACTTTGAAAGCAACAACGCAGGTTTGACTGCAACTTTTGATGCCAGTGACTTTCAAGGAAATATTGTAGATCCACATATAAAAGAAAACAATCTCTATACACTAGACATTGTTACAGAAGACTCACCACAGACAATACTATTAACCACAACCAGTACTGAACCATTGAATCAATTCAGTGTGCCTTGGAATTACTATGATACATTCGGAAGTCTAAAATATATTGGCACACGAGAAGCTATCAACAGTTATCTTGCATCAATGAGCATAACCTATAACAAAACCTACACACCCGCCACAACTGAAATAGATTTTTATGATCCTTATGGTGATTTAACTCCAGCCTACCGTATAACTTGTGCAAACAACACAATAACAATTCCTAGTAACGCATCCGCAGGTCCTGGGCACATACTGTTTGATTTCACTGGCACTGCTCCAAACAGGCTTTACTATGATACAGTTGAAACTATGGAATTTGTGGCAAATCAAACTGGTACTGTATATCATGGAAATAGTTTCTGGTCAGGTTCTTCCGAACCAGGACTTGATCTTAAGATATTCAACAGCACTAACACTTTCTTATATGGAACCGACGCAACTCCTGGTTATGGCGTGCAAGTAACAGGCACTATTAATAGTGGATTTAATCATTATGCAGTTACCAAGCGACCAATCCTGGGCACAGTATATCTGATTTCTGATTTACCCTCAAGTGGAAATACAACGGGTGATGCATATATTGTGTCTAGTGCTGGAACCGAGGTGTATGTGTGGAATGGCAGTGCTTGGTACAGTACACTGCAAAAGTCACCACAGTACAAACTTTGGGTTAATGGTGTAGAGCAGAAACCAGCATATGATTATGATAACAGTGTTAGCATTCCAGACGGATACATCTATGGTACGCTTTTTAACCGATTTGCAATAGCCATAGATGCCAGCAGTACCAGTCAAATGCAAAAACTGCGAGTTAGTTCCTCTGTGAGATATACTGAAAACTTTGATAGTACAGTGTATCAAAACAACTTTGTACCACTGGACAGTGATACTATCTGTTTGTTTAGATTTGATAGTTTCACTGCATCAACATATCCACCAACACCATCACCTAGTCTTGGACATGCTGATGCCGCAGTATTCCCTGCACTTAGTTCAAGCCCAAGAGAGATAACTTATACGCTTACCAACCCTATTGGATGCGTAACTACAGTAACACAGCCTTATGTAGAGGACACAGAATAATGACAACCACAACACTACCAAATAGGTATCAAATCAACGGATTGGTTGATACCAACAACAATGTTCTTGCCAACATGGAAACACTTGCCACAACTGCTGGCAGTTTGATCAGCTTTGATGCAACCGAAGGCAAATGGAATGTGGTAATACTGAAAACAGAAACAACCACAAGAACATTCACAGACTCAGACATCATTGGCGGAATAAGCGTAAATGGTTCAGGACTAGATGAAATGTACAATAGTGTAATGGTGGAGTTTCCACTTAGAGACACTGCTGATGAAGTTGACTTTGTTAGAGTGGCATTGAGTGCTTCAGATAGAAATCCAAATGAACCAGACAATGAACTGGTAATACAGTTGGCACAGTGCAATGAACCTGTTCAAGCAGAAATAATTGCACTACAAGAACTTAAACAGAGTAGAGCAGACTTGATTGTTACCTTTCAAACAGATTGGACTGCTTCAGATATCAATCCAGGTAATGTTGTTGGTATTACAAACACACCTTATGGTTGGAGTTCAAAACTGTTTAGAGTTATTACCATTGAAAGAGTAGAAGATGGTGCAATCACATATTCAATAACTGCTCAACAGTATGATCCATTGGTGTATGATACATCAAACCTAAACAGATTTGTTAGATCAGACAGAAATGGTATTAGAGCCGCAGGTGCTATTGGCACACCAGTACAACCACAGGTAACTGATTTCAAATTGGTTGCAAGACCAAGACTAAGCATTGAAACCACAGTACCAAGTGGACTAGTTGAAAGCATGGAGTTTTGGATCAGCAGTGATGGCACAAGCTATTCACAGGTAGCAGAAGAGTTTCCTGTAGGTGGAGGTAACTTTCCTCCAGGCACAACTGTAACCACAGACTTTGATAGACTGGATGGACAAAATGTTTATGTAAAGACAAGAGGCATGAACTCAACCACAACTGGACCATTTTCACCAGCAAGTACATTGCTTGCATTTGTACCACAACAACAAACTGATGCCATTGGTACTGTTACAGATGTTGTTGACAACACTGGTAGTAGTCTATTGGGATTGACTGCCGCAAATGGATTGATGGCAATTCTCAAAGGACTTATAGACGACAATGAAAGTGGCAATAACGCATACACTGGCACACCAGGATTGTTCAAAGAGTTTGAAACAACCTTTGGTACTGCAACTGGTGGTAAATCATTAACTGGTTTGAGTGAAGTTGACAATGTGTTTACCACAATCTCTGCATCAACTGTGGGCACACAATTGGCGGCTATGAGTGCTGGTAGTAACAGTGATTTGGTTTACGATGGAAACAATACCAACGATGTTACCAAGCAAATATCCACCAGTACTACAATACCCGCAGGTTACACTGCAATCAGTGCCAACATAGAAACACCGACAGTGACTGCTCAATGGAAATATGTTGACCACACTGGATCAGTTATCACTGCCCCTGCACAGGCTTTACAACCAGCATTTAATGTTAGTCTTCGAATTGGTGCAACACTGGCATCTAGTACAATAGTAACACAAGCAACTGTTGACTGGACCAGTAACTATGTGAAACTATCCTTGCCAAATCCATCTGCTGGTACATATTATGTGGCGTTACAAATTATACAAACTTTAGATTTGAATATGAACTATACTGGAAGAACTGCTCCTGTTGGTGGTGGCGCAGTACCAGCGAACGAGATATTTTTGAATAATTTTACCACATTTGCTGGAACTAGCGATTGTACAATAAACTGGGAGCTTGTGAGAGACTAATGAATAGATATTTTTATAATGCACAAGGAACTATTACTCAAGTTTCTTTTGCCAAAAAACCAACACTGTTACCTGCATCATTGTCAGACAGTGTAGGATATATTGATGCAGAAGAAACTGTGCCTGCTGGTGATTATACAGTAGATTTAACTACCTACACACTGGTACCTAACAGTCAATAAATAACAACAGTGCAAATGCCACAGTATTTGCATTATCGCCCAAAGGAGATACGGCATGGCCGGAGTACTAACATTTAGCCAATATATTGGCGGCCCAGATCAATTGATCATGGAGCAATCTTTTCCCAGTAGTCAAAGAAGTGTGATTTACAATTATGGAGTGGATGTAAGCACATACACTTTCTCAGCTGAATATCAAACAGTTGTTGTAGATGCAGTCACATTCAACAGAAACACTGGGGCACCAAATTTCGCAAACAGTAATGTTATTGGAACTTTTCCAAAAGTAGATATTACAGGATCAGATGTACCAAGCATCATTAACTCAACTGCAGGTACAGTTGTGGTAAACTTCCCTGCTAATATGTACACAGGACCACTATACCCAGATGCACGAAAGAATGTGCCAATTGTGGTGTTTGGTTTCACATGGAATGTGCCGAATGTGGGAGTAACACAAATCCTAGTACATCGTTGGGCATTTATGCAAGCATGGGAGCCAGGCGTAACACCAGGTGACCCAACAACTGAAGCAGATTATACAGGAATAACAATATGAGTGCAACAATATCAGGATCAAGTGCCAATATTACTATATCAACTGAAGCAGTTGTTATACAAGGCGAAAACGGAGATACAGGCCCACAAGGGCCACTCGGAGCAACAGGCCCACAAGGGCCAACAGGACCAAGTGGAGCGGCTGCGGCAAAAGGCGACACAGGACCAACAGGAAACACAGGACCAGCAGGACCATCAGGCGATACTGGACCAACAGGATCAACAGGAAGTTCAGGAGCTACTGGACCTGCAGGGCCACAAGGTTCAACAGGTCCAACTGGATCTCAAGGTTCAACTGGACCACAAGGAGTTGGCAACACAGGACCAACTGGTCCAACAGGTGGTACAGGAACACAAGGTGCCACTGGACCTACAGGAGCACAAGGCGCTGAAGGAAACACTGGTCCACAAGGATCTGGTTCAACTGGACCAACTGGACCTACCGGAATACAAGGTGCTACTGGCCCATTAGGCGTAGGTAACACAGGACCTGAAGGCCCAACAGGACCAACAGGATCAACAGGTGGCATTGGTAACACAGGGCCAACAGGCACTGGCACACAAGGTGCAACAGGACCAACTGGTTCAACAGGTGGCATTGGTAACACAGGACCTACTGGTATTCAAGGAGCTACTGGCCCTACAGGATCAACTGGCGGAATTGGTAACACAGGACCACAGGGTATACAGGGCACACAAGGTGCTACAGGACCAACAGGTAATACTGGAACGCAGGGTGCAACAGGACCAACTGGAGCACAGGGCAGTGAAGGTATACAGGGTGCAACTGGACCTACTGGATCAACAGGTGGCATTGGTAACACAGGACCACAAGGTATACAGGGCATTACAGGTGCAACTGGACCTGCTGGTGCACAAGGTGGACAAGGCGATACAGGCCCAGCTGGTATTCAAGGCGCAACAGGTCCAACTGGAGCAACTGGAACATTTGGCGGAACACTAACACAGAACCTAGATGTAAACGGATTTGATATACTAAGTGCCAGCAATGGCGACATTGATATTATTCCAAACGGAAGTGGTGTAGTCAATCTTGAGAAAGCTAAACTAACCACATTCAAGGAAGTGGTATATGCAATTGGCACAACATCGGGTGCAATTACACCTACTATTGGCAACGGCAGTATACAAAGTATCACACTGAATGGCGATTTAACATTCTCAGCAATCACTGGTATTACTGCAGGTAACAGTTTCACATTGCTAGTAACACAAGATGGCACAGGATCAAGACTGTTAACTTCAACAATGAAGTTTGCAGGTGGTACCAAGACGCTATCAACTGCGGCAGGTTCAATTGATGTTATCAGTGTGTTCTATGATGGAACCAATTACTATGCCAGCTTAACATTAGGATATGCATAATGCCGTTTGCAAGTAGAGGTGGCTTCCTAGCACAGCCGGCAGCGGTCAGCGGTGGCCGAAGAGAAGGTGCCGCAAGTACCAATACAGGTATGACTTGGGGTGCAAACTCAGGTTCAACTACCAGCACAACCTATGCAAAATATGGTTCAAGCAGTTACTATACAAGTACCAATAGCACTGAAATTTATACTCCCAATAATCCCTCTTTTATGAACTATGGAACTGGTGACTTTTGCATTGAGTGGTACATGTATATTCCTACTCTAGCTGGACACAGTGCCAGTTGTGATTTGACTAGTCAAAATGTCACGCAAGGTTTTGGTTATAGACTGGGAAGAAGATACAACAACAGTGGTTTAGGTAGTGGAGCCAGTGCCAAATACATCAACATATTTGCTAGAGGTTATGCTGATTTGGAATATTGGGATATCTCAACAGGATCATCAGGAGATGCAACCTGGCAAACAGGCAAATGGTATTTCTGTGTAATGCAAAGAAAGAATGCAAACATGTCATTCTTTCTAGATGGTGTTCTAAAACCTGTTGCCGGAATCAATCACGCATCATTAACAGGCGATACTTTTAACTTTGCCAGTAGTACTGCAGGAACAAATGTCAATTGGGGAACTGCTGATGGTGGTAACGGAGCAGGGCCAATATACACTGATGAGGTTTGTTTTAGTAACACCTGGAGATACGATGACACAGGTGATATTACAACATTACCAAGTGCGGCATTCACAGTTGATGAATATACTGATATGTTGTTGCACATGGAAGGCAGCAATGGCGGTACCTCATTTACAAATGATCAAGGCTAGGGAAAAACAAAATGTGGTATAGATTATTAATAAAAGCAAATGACGGAACTGACTTTGGATATCAATGGAAGGAAATTGATCTCGAACTGTTTACCAGCATAGGCACTGGTGCTAATCCAGAAGCTGATGCACAAGCACAAACAAGAGATAGCACAGATGCTCAGTGTCATGCACCTGAATATCGCACACTGTATTATACGGCAGTGTGGAATCAAGACACAAACGACTGGACAAACTCAATAACAGATCCAGCCACAGACTATGAGGCTTGGGGTCTCGATGCCCCAGGTGCGTAGTAGGCTTGAAAAAACAAACCTAGAAGCACATGTTGATTTGTGTGCTGAACGCTATGATCGCATGGCAGATCACATACAACAACTAGACAAGCGAATCACTTCAATGGAAACAGTGTTGATTGAAATACGCAATGATCTACAAAAAATCCGCTACAGTGAAAGTCGTCGTTGGAACAGTGCAAAGGATTGGCTGATTGGTGTATTGGTTACAGTGTCAGGTTTTCTCATCATGGAACAGTTTTTCTAATTTGAAAAGTCTGTTGTTTCAGTGGTTCTCACTTTACAAGTATTGCAAATTTCTTTCCACCATCCCTTTTGTTTGACAATTGAACATTTTCTCTGTGTGGTTACAGTTTGACTGCATCCTCTACCAGGGCAACTCATCGGCTTTGTGAATATTCGTGTTACCACGGGTCTATCATCAAATTCAAATTTATATTCACACACTTGATCTAATTTTTGTAAAAACAGTATTCTATCCATAACAGTATTTACGGAGAGCTTGACAAATGGGAATATTTACAGTATAATAGTTGAATACTAAATAGTATTGTACACAACAAAGAAAAAACAAAACCGCCATATTTTGTTTTACTTCCTTTTTACCACTCTTATAAACTAAAAGTGTTGTGTACCCAGAATAGGTTCCTAGTAGTTCCTAAGCTGACATAACAAACTAACCTCCTAGTGCTTAATCCCTTTTGCTACTAGGAGGTTTTTCTTTGTCCAAAACACACAAAAAGGTTGACAGATACTGTATCTGTGTTAATATAAGTTATAGTTAGAAAACAACAACAAAGGGAAAATAAAATGGCACTTAAAGCAGAAATTTTTGAACTTCACAACGCAACACTGCGAACAGAGTTACACGCACTTTATAAGCGAGAGTTTGGTAAGCACATTTCTTATAAAGAAATAAATCATGCATATAAGAAAGCGTGTCGTAAATGGACTCGTGGCGGACAAGTTAAATTAGCACTTGGCTTGATTAGCGAAAAAACTACATTGTTAGAAATGTTGTCAGAATTGACAGATTTGACAGTGAAAGTCTTGAACAAGAAATATCGTGTTGCCTGTCAAGTTAATCTTGGCTTAATGGAAAATTAGCCTAAACACACAAAAAGGTTGACAGATACTGTATCTGTGTTAATATAAGTTATAGTTAGAAAACAACAACAAAGGGAAAATAAAATGTCAAACATAGAAAAACAAATAGCAAATTGGGCAACTAAG